TTACTGCAGCAATAAGTTCATCTAACTTAGCATCAGTGTTATCTCCACCTTGACCGGTAATACCCTGAATCAATGATGTTATTGCTCCAGATGCTGCTACTGCAGGAGCGGCTAAAGCAGTTGTCATAACTAAATCTTTAACCTCTTTTAGTTTTTCTGTTTCTAAAGACTCAATAGCAGCGGATAATTTAGCAACTCCTTCCGCCATTTTCGATATACCTTCACCAGCTAATGTTAATCCTGGTCCCATTAAGGCTATCGCTCCTAACATTCCTATAGCTGGGATAGCCGTAAACATACTAGCACTGAGTATACTTAACCCTGCGGCTACAGACATAAGTGCAGGTCCCATTAATGCAAGTGCTGCTACTTTTTCTAACGTTACAGCTCCAAGCATAGTAACGAATCCTTGTGCTACTGCATCTATAATACTAGGAAGCATTTCTAATGCTTTCATTAATACGTTGCCAATCACTTCAGCAAGACCAGTTATCATTAAACCTAAAGCATATATAGCCGGTGAAGCCATAAGTAATGCTCCTCCTATAGCTAATATAATAGGTACAGCAGGTGCTGCTGCTGCACCAAATGCTCCTAATCCAGCACCGGCTGCGGCAAACCCGCTTGCTGCTTTTGCAGCGGCTGGTCCTGCAGCGGTATTGGCAGTATTTACTGCCGCTGTTGCTTTAAAGTTGAGTAATTTAGCTCCAGTATCAGCCATTACCCTTGCTTTTTGTGCCAACCACTCTATGCCACTAATCTTCATTAGTTTAGAGCCATATTTAGTAACTAAATTCCAAGCACTTTGTGCTAAGCTGTTCAAGCCTAGAGCTTTAGTAGCCATACCTATACCGCGAACAGAATAAAGAAAAGCATTACCTAATCCCTTAACAAGTTTAGCTCCTAACCCTACTACAAAATTTAAGGCGGTCTGGGCGGCTGTTTGGAGTTTTGCTGCTGCTGTTTGTAAGCCTGATAGTTTGATTGAATCCTTAGCTGCTTTACCGGCAAAGCCATAAGCAATCTGTGCATCGGAATAACCTGCTGTTACTGCTGCATTATATGCAACTTGTTTAGCAGTTAATCCTGTTAAATTAGCAATTGCATTAGTAAGAGTTTTTCCTGCAAATACAGCACTAAATGCTATTGCTGCTCCTTTGAGCGCAAACATTATAGGTTTAATTTTAATTAAACTAGCAAGAAACTTACCTAAACCTCCAGCTGCGGCTAAAATTGGTTCAGCCAAAGTTAACACTGTCTCTACAATCGGAACTACAGCTTCAAGAACTGGTGCAAAAGCTAACTGTAATTTTTCGATAGCCTTTTGTAACCTCTCCTGAATGCTTATTCTTTTTGACTCTTCTAATGTTACTCCTCTTGCTGCTGCTAATTGTTCCTCAGTCATATTAGCTTGAGCTTCTTGAGTAAGTAAACTTTTAGAAAGTTCTTGTCTACTCATACCTAGAGCTTTTGCAGTAGCTTCTTGTTGTATTCTATTCATTTTAGAAAACTCTACTGCTGATACTCCTTGTCTTTCCAGTTCCTTAGCTAGTCCTGCAAGATCATTACTTAATGCTAACTCTCTTGCTTTAGCCATATTAATATTTTTACCGGTAAGTAGTTGTGCTTCTAGTTCAGCTTCTATAGATGATTCAAAGTCAAGTAATCCTTCAGCTATTTTGTCAACTTGAGATAAATTCATACCGAACCTTCTTGCTGCTGTTGCAGCATCAGCTAACTTATCTACATTATTACCTAAAGATAAAGTGATATCCTCTGATGCTGTTAATACATCATCTAGTACTTGACGTGGTGCTACTGCTGATTTACCTGCTTCATTTAACCCGCTTACAGTTTCGTAAACCGATTCTCCTAATTGATCAGCAGACTTACCTGTAATGTTCATCATCAAGCCTAAACGACCTGCGGCTGCTTCTCCTAAACCTAGGAGTGTTACTGCATCTGATATTTGTCCGACTTGTTGAGGAGAAAAAATAGCAGCTGCATTTAAGCCTATTTCTCTAGTTAGGCCAGTAGCAGTATTTAATAAATCAACAGCAGTTGATACCTCTGTACTTACACCGTGCATTGCATCTGCTGCTTGTCCGGTCATTTGACCAAACTGTACACCTGCATTATTGAGATTAAAGAATCCATCTACTATTGCACCTACTATTACCGCTGGGTCACTTAAAACTTTTGATGCAGCATCTGCAAGTATACCCACACCTTTCATAGCTACTGCTAGCTTACTAACAGCTTTACCGGCTTTTATCCCTTCGCCGGCCATTGCTTCCATGGCCTCTTTTGAATCGTCCATGGCCTGGTTAAAAATACCAGATCTCATTCCAAGGCGCTGCATTATACCACCAAGACCTCCTACTACTGCCCCTGTTACACCGGTAGCTTTAGTAATTTCCCTTTGTGTTTGTAATTCCGCTTGACGTATTCCTTGAATATCAGTTATAGTATCAAGTTGTTTATATAGGGTATTTAATCTTTGTTCAGAAGCAGGAGTAGAGGCCTTAATTATATCTAATTCATCCGTCCTTTTAGCAATTACTTGGTCTAAATTTTCGAGTTTAGTTTTATCTAACTCAATAGTTTTAGTTAAATCTTCTATTTCCTTATCATTAAGGTGACCTCCCTCTCTTTTAAGTTCTGCTAATCTTAGTTGATTACCCTCTTGTTTTGCTTTGAGAGAATTTTGTTCTCGTATCTGATTAGATATATCACTTTCTAAGGAACGAATTTCTGCAACTCTAGCCGAGTTTTCAGTAGCCATCGAGTTACGAACATTAGCTATTTCAATTTCAATTTTGCGTTGAAGTTCTCTGTCTTTAACTAACTGCTGTTGAACTTTATATTCATTACCAAGTTCTGAGGTTACTCTTTGAGCAGATTGCTGCAGTTGTTGAGATAGGCTTAAAAGAGATTTATCTACTTCACTTCGGCCTCTACGAATACCGGCCTGCTCCTTCATTTCTTCCGTAAGCTGACGGGCATAATCAGTCAAGGAAGCAGCTTGAGATACAGAATCACGAGTATAAGCTTGAGATGCAGTTATACCTTGCATTTCTCTTGCAATGTCTCTTCTACTCGCCTCTATAGCTTCTAGCTCTTTAGCTCTTTTAATTTCTTCCGGTGTAGCCACTTAGGTATTTTTATATAAATAGTGAAGGCCCCTTTATTTGGAGGCCTTTGTACTATAAGAAGGCTGTCTAATCGCAGGACCTTTAGGCATGGAATTACCTCCTTTACCTTTAGAAGCCTTTTTCATTTCTTCTGCCTCTTTTTCGTAAAATTCATTTATCTTTTGAAAAGTAAAATTGCGTAACCAAACAGGCATATTATATACAGTATGGTAGTCGTAACCGCCTTTACCGTGAAACACTATTTCATGTATCTGAGAAAATAAACTACCTCTATAGGTTGGCGTCAGGCCAAAGAAAGGTAATACCGATAGGAATATCGACGCCCTCCTCAACGCCTTCAGGGTAGAATTTTAAGTCTACGTCCGGATTAAGATCTGCTACATATTTTCTGAATGCTCTAGAATCTCTTGCAAGAAATCGATTATCAACAAAATCTCTCACAGCTTTAGTATCTCCATCTACAGCAATAAGCATATGTTTTAACCTGGTAGATAATTCAGCTGAGGATTCTTTGTTAATCTTCTTCAACCCGTCTACTTCTTGCTGTACTTTATTCTCATCTCCATGAGTTAAAAGTTTGAAAGTCAATACGTTTTCAGTAGTAGGAGTTTTAAAAGTAAACTCATTTTTAGTGGCATTCAGGTAATCCGGGTGAGCCTCCTTATTTGATATCGCTGATAGATCTACTGTCTGTTTTTCACCAGCATATTGAAACTCATAGTCTTTACCGTACCCTAAAATACGAGCTGCAACTAAAATAGCATTCTTATCTCCAGCAAGTAATTCGTTGTACTTAATATTTTTGTCAACAATCAATGCTTGTAACAGCTTATCGATAACTACACCTTTTTGAATGTAGTTTTGATTAGTAAGAATATCCTCTTCTTTCGCAGTCATATATTTCATTTCGACTGTTCCAGATCTTAACGGAGATTCTTCAGGATAAAGTAAACCTTTAGAAGGTAATTCAACAATTTCCGATGGAAATTTATTTTCTGTACTCATAAATTTTATTATATAAAACTAGTTCTTATATAAATATACGTACTTTAAAAATATACACCAACAAAAAAAGAGGGTTATTTACCCTCTTCTTTCTTTAAGTGTTTAATTTTTTTCTGCCATAAGGCTTGTGCCTCTTTTAATGTAATCTCTTTGGCTTCGACTTGAGCTTTAATTTCGTAATAAATTGCTTTCTTTTTAAGCTCTAAGACTTTGTTGTCGTTGCCAGTTGCGGCTTGTGCATTCATCCCGAATAACAGCAAGCCTAAAATTAGTGCTCTCTTCATATAGGATGTTTAAGTTATTAATAAATAGTTGAACTTCTCTTAAACTTAAGTTAATATACGAAGAATATAGCGAAAAAAAAACCCTCCACAAAGGAGGGCCTTTAACCTTGTCGGGTATATTTTAGTAGTTAAGGACGCAGTAATCCATTGCTACGGTAATACCTAATTCAGCTACATCAGAAGTAGCCCAGTCAAATGAACCTTGTTCCATAGAAGTAATAAAGGCTCCTTTGATAATCCATTCGGATACAATATCTCCTACTGGACCTAATACGTTAAGTACTAGATCTTTTTTATAGAAATCTGAGTATCCAGCTCTACCAGTTACTGATTCGTATGATAAACGTGCCCATTCCATTACTGCTTGAGCACCAGAAGGTGTGATTGGATCATATAAAGTCATGTCCATGTTACCCCATTCTCTTTTTCCACGAATCTTTCTGTATGTGTTAATATGATCGAGTTTAACTTCCTCGTCTTCGAAGTTTGGAGCTGTTACGTTTTTGATCATAAAGGACGGAATGTTATCGATGTACATTACGAATCTATTCTGTACTTTAGGCTCGAAAGCTCTAAACATTATTTCATTTGGATCTAATACTGCCATTTTGTTAATTTATTATAAATATATAAAAATCAAATTATCCACCGAAAGATGCTCCTGTTGGCTCAATTGTAAAGTCTAGTACAATAAATTCAACTGTTTTGGCTGGTTGAATAAAGATCTGACCTACTAATTGATTTCTATCGATTACATCTGCTGTGTTATTTGAATCGTCCATTACTACTCTATAGGCATATAAACCTTGTCTCTGTACTACAGACTCTAGGTAAGGATTTACCTGACCAAGGAATGCATTACGAGTAGTAGTAGTATTTTGCTCGAATACTAATGTTCTTGAAACATCACCTACAAATTTCTTAAGATCGATTAATAAACGACGAACGTTTACTCTGTCTAATGCTGAAGATTTTTTCTGTAATGTTTTCTGACCAAATACGTTAATGCCGGCTCCTGGGAAGGTAGCAATCGGGTTAACGTTTGCATCATATAAAGTATCTCTTTGAGTTCTTGTAAGTTTACGTTCTGCTTGAATAACATCACCGATTCCACCTCTAGTTAAACCTGCAGGTGCAAACCATGGTGCAGCAGCTCCATCAGTAAATGCATATACTCCTGGAATAATTACTGATGCTGGAATCCATACGTTCTTACCAGTAGCTGATTGTGTTTGTAACCAAGGCCAGTAAGTAGCGGCATAAGAACTATTTACTGAATCGGCAGCGGCAGCTGCGTTAGAAACAGAAGTACCGTAGTTAGATAGATCTACCACAGCAATACAATCTCCTCTATCTTCTGCAAGTGATACTACACTATCTACTTGAGTTCCGTTACTAGCTCTAGTAAGTCCTGGAGTAGATACGATATTGAATACGTACTCGTCTTTGTTTCCAAGTAATGAAATAGCATCTGTGTAGTTACCTCCAGTAAGTCCTTGTGCTCTTCCTGCTATATCTCCGAAATAGTTATTAGCTACGCCTTCTACTACTACATCACCAGTAGCTCCAAAGAATGAACCAGAATCTGCAATCGGAAGTGAACCAGAAAGTGAACCTAGTCTTATTTGACCATCATTGCCGATATAGTTAAGTGTTTGGCTATTTACAGCAGAAACTCTGATATACTTTGATCTATTTACATATTCTCCGCTTGTTTGAATAAATGCTGGAGATTCTGAAGTGTTAATCGATTTAGATTGGTTACCGATTACTTTTTCAATATAGTTATCAGTTTCTGGATCTAAAGTTAGATTACTGAAGGATTCAAGTATTACTTTATTCTTACTGTTATCATCCCCTCTACGAATGTTAAGAGTAAATGTACCTTTAGCGTTACTAATATTAGTAATTTCCCAACGTAAGTTATCAGCAGAACCGGACTTTAAACTACCGTCTGAATTTTCTTCTGTTGAACCTACATAATCTCCTGATGCTGTAATATTGTTATAGATGGTTCCTTTACCAATCGTTTCTAATTCGAAAGGTGCAGTTCCTCCGTCAATAGCTCCGGAAATATGTGAAGCTGAAGCAACTCCAAATGATCCAGTGACTACTCTTGTTACTAGCATTGAACCTCCTCCGTTGCCGAAATAGGACTTTACTGCAATAGAAGTTAAAAATTCTTGTTTTGTAGAGCCAGAAGTAAAAGTAGTCCCAAAGATTCTACTATACTCACCGTACGAAGTGACTAGGGTAGGAGTTTCTACTGGTCCTTTTACTGCTGGTCCAATGATTGCTGCCCCGGCTTCAAGTGCGGCGGGAGCGATAAATGATATATCGTTCTCTCTTGTAAGTACACCTGGGGAGATTAATGTTTCTGCCATGTTATCTATGTTAAATTATTGAGTACTTTTATAAATATCTTATATGAATCGAAACCGTTTTCAATGGTATCTACGGATTCATATATAAATATAGATGAAAATACCTAAACCTATTTTACAGGAGTAAACTTTCCACTAGCAAAATCAACAGTACCTTTACCGTATTTTAGCTCTAAATTTTTTGCTAAACTAATTTCTTGTTCTTTGAGCTGGAAAAGGAATTTTTCTGCTCTTTTTTTACGGTCTTTAAGTTCTAATTCTGCAATAGAAATTTTACCTAATTCTTCGACAACTAACATTTTGTTCTGCTGAGCTAACTTAAGCTTTTCTAACTCTTCTTTTTCTATATTCATAATCTAATATTTCTGTTTTAACCCAAGGTGCTATATCTGTTAAATAAGATTTACGGTGTTTATCAATAGTATCTACAAATTTAAAATGGTAATCTGTTATGTTTGGTGTAAATTTACGTTGAATAAAATTTTTATAACTAATTAGTCTGTTTGATAAGTTAGTTTCTTTATTTAGTTTTAAATTATCTATAAAACTAATAACCTTCTGTTTAAACTCCGGTGTAGCGTTGCCCACGTTATAATACCATGGCCACTCTATAAACTCTACTCTTACGTGACTTTCGTTTAAATTAAACTCACTGTTGATATAATTTAAAAATTCCTCAATATGAAAAATATTAATAGCACCTAAAGCATATGTAAATCTAAGTTCAAACTGAGGATATATTGATTTTCTATGTATTACTTCTTTAACATTAACGTTAAATTTTTCTGTGTTAAACCCTGTACGTTGATACTCTCCTATTTTACCTACTCCATCACAAGATACGTTAAAGTACACCTTTTGAAATTTTCCTAATAACTCTAATATATCTCTGCCTTTATAATATAAGTTAGAAAGATTTGTATTAAGAGCCAACGTTATTCTGGATTTATGGTCATCATCAATAAAATCGAGTAAGTCAAAAGTCTCTTTCATTAAAAAAGGCTCTCCACCACCCAGATATAGGTACTTTAAATTTTTTATTCTATCTTTAAAAAGTTCTAAATAATTGCTAGATGTGTTTATAGAGGTTTTATGATGTGCCGTAGGAAGTTTTAAAGTTTCTAATTCTGTAGCCCAAGAAGATGAATACGTATCGTTACACATTCTACATTTAAAGTTACATAAATTAGATAATCTTAAATCTAAGTAAAAAATCTCTGTAGATATCTTATCTGGTTCGATAAGGTCTTTTAATTTATTATAATCATTTTCGAACAGAAAAGTGTTAAGTCCAGTCCTTAGATCACTTTTGCCAGTAAAGCAAGCATTACAGCCTTTATGAGGAACTCCGTTATCCATTTTATTTCTTAAATCTAAAAATTGAGGAGAATTATACATTTCATCAAAACTTTTAGATTCATCAAAAAATACCGGTTCGTCAAAATCAGTAAAAATACAACACGGTTTTACTTTTTTATCAGGCTGAACGAAAAAGCCTTGATGAGTCATTATACAAAAAGTGTCTTTATTGTACATCGTTAAAACAAATTTGATATTATGTAAGGCTTTTTTAACTTATTTAACTTATCTACTTCCAACAAAAATTTACTATGATCTGGATGAGTGTCTTTCCATATAGCCATATTGTTATACTCTTCATCAGATAAATTTCCCCAATTAAATATTTTAGTGAAACTGATAGTAACTATACCTCTATTTATTTGTTTCATGAAAATACTTTCAATATACTCAACAAACTCTACTAATTCTGAATAATTATCCCGCTGAGTTACAAAAGAAAAATTAAAGTCTTTTATATCTAAAGTTTCTATAAATTTTAAATTTTTAGTTAGAGTATTAAAGTTGCCTCCTTTTCTTACAACTTTGTAAGTACTTTCTTTAGCAGCATCTATAGATATCTCAGTAGATTTAATTAAACTATGGGAGTTTGCTATCTTTTTCCAATTGTGTCTATTCCATAAAATAGCATTTGTATGAAGATGAATATGATTTAAATTAGGAAATTTTGATATGTCTAAATCCTTCATGAACTCGAAAAAAGTAGTGCTGTAGAACGGATCTCCTGCTCCAGACATAGAAATTTTTTCTACGCTATTAGAGTATGCAGAAGATAATTTATCAAGTTTATGTTTAGAGTTAATGTATATTTCTTCTGAATTTTTTATGAAAGTGTTGCGGCAAGAAGGACAAGCAAGATTGCAAGCCTGATCGAAAATAAACTTTATAAATTTAGGACCTAACTGAGAATCTTTTTTAAGTTTATTAAGATCTACAGAACTAACTTTTTTTATTGGTCCTCTCGAAAGCTTACCTGTGTTAACTAAAGTAGCTAAATGAGGACATTTACTAGTACTACAGTACTGAAAGGAGCCGTCGATCATAGACTTTCTAGCATCTTTAGCTTCCTTTCCAGTCCAGCTGCTGCTGTAATCAATATTTCTACTCTCTATATACTTATCTAACCACTGAGGACAGCAGAAAGTCTGTCTATCCTCCATAATTTCTGTATACTCAAATGGATTAGTACAAATATACTTTTTAAGATCTACCATCTACTTCAGCTTTAGCTAACTTGTAAAAGTCTTTTAGTGATTTAGGCTCCCAATAATTCTCAATACCTCTTATAGCAAGTAAGAGTTCAATAAGATGTATTTCCTTCATTAAATTTTGAACTCTGTATGCATTAGTCAGTAAAGTACGTTTATTCTCATCAAAAATTAATTTATAATCGGAGGTTTTAATATCTGATAGAAAGTCGATTATCCTTTTAGCTTTTACTAATGTATTATCTATAGAATCCCATTCTTGCCAGGGCAATATATCAAAAGGTTCAAATTCAAAAGTTTCATAGAATTTTGCTACAAATCCTTTGGGAGTACAGAATATAGGGATTTGGAAATTGTAAATGTGTCTAAAAGATTTTTCAGTCACGGAAAAGAAATCGTCTGGGATTTTAACAGATTCTTCCATAAACAAATCATTGGTAGAAATAGTTTCATAAACAACCTCAAATAAACATTTTCGTAATTCGTCATCTATCATCTTATATTGAGCACCGTTATGGTTAGTAACGTCTAACTTCTCGTTATCAAACCGGATGGGTAGTTTGTCCATGAAGTTAATCGGTGCACCTATAGAGGCAGCTAATCTATTATAGAACTGTCTTCTATCATCATTTCCTTTCTTATTTTCATCACCAGTTCCTAAGCTTAAAATATAGTCCGATTTATCAAAATTAGTAATTAGTCCAGCTGAGGTGATTAGTCTAGAAGGGTTTAATCTACGAACTAAGTTACTAAAAAGTTTGGTTTTTACTGTATGGTAGTTTATGGTATTATGTACATTGTAGATATCTAAATTATTATAGTTAAATGTAAAAGTAGCTCCTAATTTAGGATCGGTAAACACTTTTGCTTTTAAATCTTTATCTAACTCGTGATATGCACAGGTAAAGTAGTTTATTTTTTCTAGTGGAATCTTGTAATGTTGATTTAAGTATGGAATCCAATAAGAATAGGTTGCAGGTCTAGGTTCAAATAGAGTAACTATGAAAAATATAGAATTATCTACTGTAATTTTTTCTCTATTTACTAAATCATCGTATTTATCTAAATAATCTTGATAAGGATATCTTGTTTCTATAATTACTACTAAATTTAGAAACAAATGTTCATCTTCAAAGAATGAATTTACCAAATGCTTTGTAACCTTGTTAGAAGAAAAGAGTATATTTCTTCTGGACGTATCATCAAAAACTGTATGGTAAAATCCTTCATCAAGTATGAATGCCTTTCTACTGCTCATTTATAAAATCTTTTAAATCGTACTCAGGAAAAATATCTGTAAAGCTTTCCTTTCTTACTTTATCAACTTTAGTAGTCTCTGTTATAAACTTATTCATATGAACGCTGTTGTAACTATTACGTTTACTGTGTTCATATACAACCTTAAGTCCATTTATAATATTTAAAATAATAATTTCATCAACGTCTATTTTTAAGAGCTCTTTTTTAAAATTTTGCAATCTATTCAAAAATCTAATTTTAAACGAATCAGGAAGAAAGCTACAATCTAAATAACTAGGTTCAAATATAGGACTAAAGATAACCTCTCTTATGTTGTACCTGCCGTGCTCAGGAAATTTCTTATCTATCATATCACTTTGAAAAAATTCCAATACTAAATCAAAAAGATGTTCATAATTCAATACTCCATAAGTTACAATAAAGCCAATTTTAGTAAAAGACAATTTGCTTTCTTTAAGTAGTAGAATATTAGCTTTTAATTTAGAATAGTCCATACCTTTACGTATATATTCACCTTTTTCCTTAACCCCATCTAAACTAACTAATACCTCGAGGTTGGGAAAATGCTTCCAGTATTCGAATATATGCTTTCCTTTATATTCTAAATTCATAAAATTAGTACTGTACCTGAGTCGTACATTTGTGTTACCAATCTTAATTAATTTAGATAATATAGTGTAGTGTTCTGGTGTAATTAAGGGTTCTCCTCCTGCAAAATATACTTCCTCAACATATTGATATTGATCGTCGATCATATCCATAAAGGATACTTTGTCGTTTACCGTAATTAATGCCTTAGTAGAATCTTTTAATGTAGGGTACATAGCAACCATGTCTGAATGCCATGATGAACTTAAAGTGGTTCCACAGCTTCTACATCTTAGTTGACAGAAATTAGATAGTCTAAAGTCCCATAGCCTTATTTTCATATCATTAAGGCTACCATCTTCATTAGTCTGATCAACTATACTTGTTAAGTGTTTAAAATCTTTTTTAATTTTTAACCTATACGACTCTGGGCTAAACTCTTCTAGTTTATAGCATCGTTCGCATGACTTTACTTTAGAGCCGTTTAGCATATCTAAACGAGTCTTTTTCATTCTGTCATTATTCCAGATTAACTCTAATGGTTGATCATTTATATTGCCTACACTATCGTTTGGGTCCCATACACAGCACGGAAACACATCACCATTGGGCCAAGTATGAGCCGATAGCCAGGGGGCTAAACATAATCTATCCGTAGATTTTTTTTCCATCAAAATACTTTTTCCATTCAGGTAAATAGTTTCGTATATCTACTTTTCTAGCTTTATCCATAAGACTAATAAAACTATAAAACCTATCTACATCTTTTGGATTAAACTCTTTAAAAAGCTCTATCTTAAGACGTTGTATTTCGTCTTCTCGTAAATGTTTAAGGTTATCTACTATATGATGTTTCATCTCATCCGGTATGAGGTTAACCTGTAAATGAGAAGGGTAATGTACAAAATTATGTCCAACTATCAAATCGTGATCTAAAGTAAACTTTTTAAATTTATCAATATTAAATACATTTAAAGCACTTACTGTTTGACAAACCTCTAAATTAAAAATATCTCTATATTTTAAAATTTTATAGAAAGAATTCATAATTGTCTTCCAGTCTGAAGGATATCTTATATAGTGATTTCTTTCTGCTAAATCATCTATTGATAAATGTATACGGACACGTCTAAATTGCTTCCAGGTCTCTATAAAATGATCCGGCATTTGAGTGCAGTTTAGACTATAATGTAGATCTATTTTCTTAGAAGTTCCGTCTTTAATAAACTTTTCTAAAAAGTAACTATGTTCCTTTATTAAAGTAGGTTCGCCTCCATTTATCCATACCTCTTCTAAACCTTCACACTTACTATATAATTCATCGTAAAAGCTATAATCTCTATACCATTCAGTGCGAATATCTGTTCTATAGTACTGTTTAGTAAATTCGGTACCTTCTAGTGCATGGAGATCTTGATGCCACCTGTTAGATGAGAAAGGATTACAAGTTGTACATTTTAAATTACAGACAGTACCTAATCTTAACTCTACGTACTTATAGTTAACTTCTTTCAGGCTGCCGTCTGGATTGGTGTTTTTAAAGCAATCTTCTATATATTTTTCCCAGACTTTATTTTCTTCTATCCTCTTAGAGTCTACTCCTCCTTGTTCGTACTTATAACAGTTTTTACAAATTTCGGGGTATTCACCTTCTAACATCTGTTTACGTACTGCTTTAAACCTCTTTGAATTAGCAATAGAATCTAAACTATCCTTTGTCATGAATAGTAACTGTCTATCATCTTCAGGTTTAGCAGCAGTAGAGACACCGTTAGTCATATCAGAAACACAACATGGGGTTACAGTCCCTATAGGATGTGTAGCTAAATGAATCCAAGGTAAAACACAGAAAGGTTTTTCTCTGTAGTTTTCTTCTATACCAAGTTTTGGGGATTTCCTTTCCACCAGTTGTATACTTTTATGTTATTATCTTTATAAATTTTGTCTATTACACCTTCGTTCTTGCGCCACTTATCTACTTTAAGTAAGTTAGCTTTACCGCGTTCTAGTCCTTCTTTCCAGTCTGGGTATTGTTCTTGGAATACCTGTCTCTCTTTTAAGTCTACAAGACAATCAATCCAATGTTTGTGCTTTGGGTGCTTCTCAACTTTAGGTTTAATATAATCTATTATGTCGTCTATAACTTCATCAAATAAATCTCTAGGGAGTACTTGAGGACACATCATAATAGAACTATCAAAAGCAAAAGTAGTTTTTATTAATGTATGTACATCTAATTCTAAAGAAAGATCGAATAAATCCTTTAAGCTAAATAAACCTGGGGTTGTAATAGTTAAGTCAAATGCTATACCGTATTCACCGTATTGTTCATTTAAAAATAAAAAATCTTTAAAGTTTTTTATCCATTGATCCCATTTTATTCCATGTCTAACATATTCTACTATTTCCTCTGTACCGTCTATAGAAGCACATATTTGTACCTGTTTAAAATGTGGTAGCATATCTCTTAAGTCCCAATGTTTGTAAGTAGTTCTAGAAAAATTAGTATTGTACCTTACCCAAACGTTTTTAGCTAAATCGTGTTCTATAAGGTACTCCATAATTTCCCAATGGATTTCCCACATTAAGGGTTCACCACCTACCCAGTATATTTCTTCTATAGTTCCGTTTTTAACAGCTTCCCATAATTCAGCTTCAGCTACATCTTCCTGAAATCTTTCAATAGCAGGTTTGAACTTTTTTAATGCCCAAAAATCTGCGTTACCTTCTCTATCGTAATCACCCATGGCACGTCTTTCTGCTTCCCAGGATGATGACAGTTGATCACCGCACATTCTACATTTGAAGTTACATAAATTTTTTACTCTATAGTCATACGATATAGGAGGAAGTTCAGTATATCCGTCATCGTGAGTTTTTTCAAACGCTTCGTCTATTTTATGAGGAAATAAAGTTTCATTAAAATATGTTCTATAGATAGAAATGTTAAGAAGTTGATTGTTACATACTTGACATTGAGGTATCTCTTTACCGGCCATGAGATCTCTTCTAACCTTTTTCATATATTCAGAGTTCCAATGTTCCTTGAGGGTAGTAGGATTATATTTTGCTTCATCTTTATGGTCAGTAGCGTTATTTAAATCTAAATACTGTGAAGCAAACTCAGCTGTTTCCCTAGATGCACAGCACATTCTTCTTTCACTCTGAGGAGATAAGTAAGTATGGCTGAAAGGAGCCATACAAAATGTCTTATTACCGTCTTTTGGTTTTATTTTCATGATAATAACTCTGTTCTATCTGGGTTAGTGTTCATAGCTTCTACTAATTCAGGGTATATAGACTTCCAATCGGTTCCTCTTCGTTTATCTATATTATCTAAATAGTTTTCAAGTTTAGTTAGTCTAGTAAAATCTACTTCGTGGCTTACTACTTGCTGTTTAAAACCTTCTAATACTTTTTGCCAATGTCCAATATCGCTTACTACATCTAAAAGTTCATCAAAATACTTACCGGCATGGTGACCTAATATTTCAGGTGCCATAAAAGTAGGATTAGCAATAATATTCCAACTAACATCTATAGGTTTAACTTTTCTCCACTCCATAACTTTTCTATAAAGATCTGGCATAGTAGATAAAGTAACGGGAGAAATAGTAGAATGTATCATTATATCGATATCAGAATCATATAACATTGTGTTAAAATTCTCTTCCCATACTTTAAGATCCATACCGTGTCGGGCAAGTTCTCCTTGCGGTCCCCAGTTATCAATGCTACAAACTACTTGAAAATTTTTTATTCGTCGTGACTCTATTAATTCCTGTAGTCTAGCTACTACCTTTTTAAACTTCTTAGGTGGATGCTTTAAGTTAGAGAATATCTTCCAAGTTAAAAATGGATGTTTTCTAGCCTCAAAAAATTCTAAACATTCTTTCCACTCAGGTATGTAAAAAGGCTCTCCTCCTAATATTTGAAAATGTCTCAAATGTTGGGAGTTTTTATCCATCCATACCCAAAATTGATCCTTAAGTTCTTCGTAATCTTCTCTCTGCTCAAATCCATCTAAATGGTACTCATCACCCAAGGGCCCATACTTATTTACTTCGTGCTGTATTAAGGAACTGAAATAAGGAGAACAGTAAAGGCATTTCTGATTACATAGGTTGTTAAAATACACCTCAAGTATCCTCGGTGTAACACTTGTAGCTAAAGGATCTTCAACCATTTCAGGTGGTTTTAGATACTCATCGTTTATAAACCCTATTCTTTCACTAGTACCACCCGAATCCTCTATTTTCTTACAATACTCACATCCATTTCCCGGCCATTTACCTTCCAACATATTTTCCCTGTCTTTAATTTTACCAGGGTGATTGTTGAAATCGGACATCATAGAAGAAACATCCCAACCTTTACATCTATGGCATGATGCTGAACGTCCAGTAGAGAGAAATAAGGTACTCCATGTCCATTTATACTGACATACAGGATCGGATTTTAATTTCCATTTTAAATTATCGTAGTTATCTGTCATCTTACATTAATTTTTTAACCTGACTGCCTGCGTATTTAACATCTTGATCTTTTTTTAACTGCTCTACAAGATTTATCATATCATCTTGTTGATCATCATCAGGTTCTATAAAATCCTGTGCTCCTGGGTTTGCCCATTGAGGGTTTAGTACCCAACCTTCATCTTTAGCTTGTTTTAAAACACCATCAACATATCTATTAGATTTAGCATCATCTCCATCTACAAGTTTAGTTAAAGGAGCTAGATCAGTTACTGGTAGATTATCAAACCAACTAGCTAGCATAGGAAATGCTGCTTTAAAATCCTTTCCTCTACGTTTATCGTATTGAGAAAAAAATGATCTAAAATCTCTTAGTCTAGATTCTAGTGATGAAGTGAATTCATGACCAGTATCAACAGATTTAGTGTATTCTATTAATCTTAATAAACCGTCTCTTTCAATATCCATAAATCCATTTTTACCATTTTGCCAGTTTTTATCTAACCAATCCTGCATTGCTTGTGCTCTTTCCAATCTAATCTCTTTTGGTAAAGTAACTATCGATTGAAATGAAGGAAAACGTAGTATATTAAATGACATTACAGCTGCTTGATGACCAAACTTCTTTTTAAGTTTCATCATCTCATCCATAAACTCAGTAATTGAAAATAAACATAAACTGTTTATAGTCATCATTACGTTTACAGATTTAACGTTTGCCTCTTCGTTAACTCTATACATGTTTTTTAACCAAACGTCCCACTCTAAACCGAATCTAATATATTCAGCTTGTAGACCAACTGCTTCACAAGAAGTATAGATAGTAAAGTCTTTAAAACTATGAGATGATTCTATTAGAGCATCTAATAATTGTTTTTTCTGACCTAAGTTAGAATTTACTGCAAAAGGTACTTCACATTCAGGATGTTGCTTCCACCAATCCATAAGCTTCCAAAAGTCTGGAGACATAGAAGGCTCTCCTCCGGTTACTCTTAACTCTCTTAAACTAAATTGTAATTCAGCTTCCCACCATTTCCAAAAAGCTTCTATATACGGGTTACCTTCATTCTTTCTACCGTAAGGCATAGCATGAGAACCGTCGTGTTGAAATGCTGCTGCTCCATCAGATACTAAATTTTGGTAAGGACCTTTTGTTTTAATATCTTTTTGCCATGTGGTACTAAAGGATGAATTACAGTAAGAACATCCAAAGTTACAATTACCATCAAAAGCTATTTCCAAAGTTTTTAAGTCAACATCTTCCGTATAACCCATTACTTCTTTAGCTTCTTTTAATTCTTCATCTGTGTAAATAACGGATTTATATACTCTATCCGATACTTTATCTTTTCCTAAATCTTCTATTTTCCAGCAATATTCGCATTCTTTAGGACGAATACCCTCCATCATCTGCTTACGTACAGCTTTCTTATATGTAGTGTTATGTAGAGCTTTATAACTCTGCTCTAACTCTGTCAAAGGTATTTTATGTGCAGGTGGGTGATGACAAGATGTTGTAGTACCGTTTCCTAGCCATATAGTAGCGTTGTACCATTTTGCTCCACAGAAGGAAGGAGATAGTTTATTAATAGCTCTATCTCTATATTCTTGAAACGTTTCATTTTCTCTTTTGGCAAAAACTCCCATTATATTTTATGTATAAAATTTAAATTTCCTGTAATATCTACATACTTATCAAAAATTTGTTCTTCAAAAAAATGATCAGCAAGTATATTACCGTTTTGAAATAAACTAAATCTAAGCAATTTATACTCAGTGTAGTTTAAATTAAAATTATTTTTAGGAAAATTACCAGCTCCTATAATAATGTGAGGAAAATCGCTGCAACCGAATTTTATATTAACTAAAGATTCATTTACAACCTCTTCTTCATTAATAAATACTTTAAAATATTTTTTTGGTTTGTGATCGAATTTAACTTTTGTATGTTCTCCTACCTTAACTAAAGGTGGTAATCTGTAGTATCTTACTTTATCTTCATAGGTTATCGTTACAACGTTTTCATTAGGAAAAATATCAAGTCCTGTGTATTGTGGTACTAAAGTAAAAATAGTTTTTTGTTCTGCTGAAGTATCAGTTAATATAAAATCGAAGCTAAATTCGAAACTCTTATCTCCTGTCAATAAAAGGTTAGCAGGATTTACTGGGAATGTGTCGCAGATGCTGCTAGGCCAAAATAGCCAAGGTTCACCTTTATTTATTTTGAGCATATAGATCTTTTAATTGCGGAAATGTATCCACAAAATTAGTACCTCTACGACGATCGTATTCATCTACAAACTTAACAAAATCTTTTCTGTATTTATCAACATCAAAATTAGTAGAGCCTTTAGCATAGTCGTATAACCTTTTAATTTTTTGTATTTCTACGTTAGAAAAACCATAATTATCGTGTGTAAAGTTCTTTATACCGTAATATAGTGCCTTTTCTGCAGATTTTAAAATTAACTCTTTATGATCTTCTTCAAGTATTTTTACTGAAAGGTGAGTTGGCCATCTTAAATACGATGTATCTAATTGCAATGCCGAAATCCAATATCTCTGACCGTTGGCATGTTTACGTTTATATTCAAAAACTCTGTCTATAAGATCACTATAAGTAAATACTGATAGAGCGTTAAAGGTAGCCATAATGTTAATGGTTACTTTTGGCAGTTCTGTCAGTATCTTATCAACATTAAGCCAAAATTTGTTATAATCTAACCCAAATCTACTATATTCTGCCTGCTTGTTGGTACCTTCGACTGAGGTGAAGATAATAAGTTCTCTTACTTTACCATTCTCACATAAATCTTTTGCAATTGCAATAAACTTATCTACTAACTTATCGGGTACTCCTAAATTAGTATTTATTGCAAGAGAAATATTAGAGTTTCTTTGGTAATGTTTTTGTATATACTCTAGTACCTTAAAAGTATCCTTAGCTAATAATGGCTCTCCTCCAGTAATTCTAAAAGTATGTAAATCGTCAAACAAACTTGGCCACCATTTCCAGAAAGCTTCTACATATGGGTTATATTCAGTCTGTTTATACGGCATTTCTCCACGAGATTTGATATCATCTATTGAATTAAAATTATATTCAGTAGGATAACCACCGTGATTCTCTATTTCTTCAACCCATTTAGATGAATACTGAGGGCCGCAGTAAGCACATGCAAAGTTACAGGTATTACCAAAAGATACCTCTACATATCTAGGGTTAAAATCATCTCTCCACCAGCTGTCTTTAATTTTATCAAAGTCTTGTAAAGCCCACGGTTCAGATGACTTAAAAACTCTATCAGAAAATGAATCAGAGTTGTCCTCAACATTCCAGCAGTAGTCGCACTCTTTAGGTCTTTTTCCATCAAGCATTTCTTTACGTTTCTTCTTTTTAAAAGAAGTATTATGTAAAGCAGACGGATTTCTTTCTAATTCCCTAAGTGGAATTTTATGAGGAGATGGGTGGTGACATGAATGTGTCATACCTGTACCTAAATGCATAGTGACTTGAGACCATTTAGCTAAGCAAAACCCGCAGCCAACTTTATCTAACTTATTTTTTACCTCCTGATGCTGCATTACAATTTAATATCTATCATTTTTGCCCATGGTGTTAAGGTTTTTTCACCTACAATCTCGTATTTAAGTTGTTTAATGCCATCGGTATTAATATCTATTTTATTACGTTGCATTTCCAGTACGTATCTGCGTTCATTAGCTGCTGTAGTTTCTCCTTTAACGAATTTCCCGTTAACTATACCTTCATCATCGTGTGGTAAACATCTCATTCTACCCTCTACTCTGTAAGGTATTATAGAGTTAGGTACGTAAACATTTTCTGATTTTAATTCAGTATTGAAAGCATTATACTCTGTTTTGGGGTCGTTAAAATCTAAGTCAATCTGCAGTGATTCTTGAGGTATATGGTTGGGTAAGTGTACGAGTTCATCCATTGTTAAGACTCTATTCCAGGCATATACTTTAGCTATATCTCCTTTAAAGTATTTAAAGGTACTTTCGTCAGGTTGAGAAGGTGACAACCCTAAGTAAAAATCATTACTACCATAATTTTTAAGTTTACCGTCAAACCTTAGCGGAGAAGGGCTACCTAACCCTACTTTGCTATCTACTTCTGAACCGTTTAAGTAAAAATGAGCTTGATGGTTTTCTTCATCTATAACTGCTGTAATCCAGCTCCATTGACTATCGTACCTCTTTAACCACATGTAATTGTGCTTATTAAAGTTATTCCAAAAGGTAAATGAAAGAGCTCTTGAATTGTTAAACGAGAAACCATAATCGTAGCCAGGTATTCTGAATATTGGGTACTCTACGTACTTTCTTTCTTTATCTCCTATAAGAAAAACAGAATTTTTATCTAACTGTTGAAAGCTTCTTACTAGTATTGAAATAGTATGAGATCTAGTAGTTAATCCTCTATATTCTCTTTTGAATGGTATTTTAGCATACGAATTTTCTCCATTAAAAGATAAATACTTCTGATTAGGAAAATTATCTAAATAAGTATCATTAGTATAACCTAATTTATGACACCTCCAAAAAAGATCATCATCCTCCATACCCCAATCCCAGTATCCATTGGAATATCCATTAGTAGCTTCGACTTGTTCCTTAGTGAAAAGTACAGCACCACCGAAATACTCGTGATATTTAAGTTCATAATCCATTTGTGATATCTGAGTAGCTATATGTCTAGGAGCATTTTCAGGGTAGCTATAATCACATCCACCTCCTTCTTCGGGTATCATATCGATATCATGCCAAACAATATAATCACACCCTTCCTCGAATGCATGCTTAGCAGCAATATTTTTAGTGGCACCTCGATTAAATAACTTATCGTCTACCTGATGTACGAAGTACATTTGAAAATCTATACCTTGATCTTTAAGGTACTTTCCTACTTTAGGAACAAACTCATGTAAATGAGCTTCTCTATTTCTATACGGAACACAAACTCCTAATTTATGACTCATAATCTTACTGTAATATGGTGATAACCTCGATTAGTATACTCTTCTTCTACAAACCTACAAGAAGTAAGACCATCATTCTGATAATCTGATTTCAAGTTATAATAGCTATCTAAATACCTTAATTGGTTTTTTCTACTTGTCCAGCTTATCCAATAACCATCTTTATAGCCGGCTTCATCATGAGGTAAAACTTTAAATTTACCTTTTCTTCTAAAAGGAATTGGTTTGGTAATATTTCTAGTTAACTGAACTTGTTTTTGCTTACAGTTAAAAACTCTACCGTTATTAGTACCTTTAAGATCTATTAAATCAGAGCCATCTACAAACTTCATATCATAATAAGAGCTTAAATAATCGTTAGAAGGAAAATTAAATAAGCTTTTAGTAAGGTTGTTACTAAGCTGGAGGCATTCGGTCTCTGTTAAGGCTTCAGTGTATGTAGCAAAAGTATCGATAGTACCTTTAAACCAATTCTTTTTACTTTCTCTTTCTGGATCTCCTACACCAAGGTAAATATGCTTCTGTTTTTGTATGTTTAGCAGTTTGTCAAACGTATTTTCCCCAACTTTAACGCCGTTAATATAGAGTTTGACTACAGGTGGTCTATAATCTTTAGTATTTTTGTTAGCACCTTTATTATCAACTGTTATTATTGCATTATATCTTCCTGTCTGTAAGCCTTTAGAGTTGAGTGATATAGAGCTTAAATCATATTTCCAAAATTGAAATGTAAGGTCGAAGAATGAATTAACTGTAAGGGTAGTATCGTAACCTGGTATACTAAATATAGAGTTTTCATCAGTTACTACTTCCTTACTAGACATCACTTCATCATAACCAAAAGAAACAAAGATAGAAAAATTACGTAATATTGATAGCTTGTTTGGTATTGCCACAAAACTATTATTTCCGTTAAACTCTAAAGCTATACCTTCTCTACCTTTCTGTATAACCTGTTTACCGTCTAATTCTACATGATTTTCTAAGCATCTTAATAGTAGATCATCATCTTCAAATCCCCAGCCAAAATACTTATTCGAATAACCGTTTATTTGTTTAAATACGTTAACTGGGAATAGCGTTACTCCGCCGAAGTATTCGTCAAATAGTGTTCTTGATACTCCTTCAGGTAAGTCTAAATCGGTGATAAGGTGAGTAGGTTTCTTAGTGTATGAATAATCGGCATCAACAGGTAACATATCAATATCATGAAACACTACATAGTCGCAACCTAACTCTTCAGCTTTAAGAAAACCTATATTTAGTAATTTACCTCGATTAAAATTATTTTTTTCAGTTTGTTCTACTATAATAACTTCATGCTTTATGCTTCTATCGTCAAGGTAATCTTTAATGTACTCAAGAAAAACTTTGAGTTGATTAGGTCTATTTCTGTAAGGAACTACTACACCTAATTTATGCATCTTCTTCTATTTCTTCTTCAGTTTCAATTTCAGGCTGTCTACTAAGAAACTCAGCTAGATAGAACTGGATACGTTCGTTCCATTCTTCCTTATCAATTTCTTCGAACCATAAAACTAAAGCATCTAAGCTTTTACCAATCTTTTCGATTGCTTTGACTTTACGTTCTTCTAATAATTGCTTTTCTAAATCTAAACTCATACTAAAACTATTTTATCTCGTAAATTATTCCATTTCATATAGTCGTTATAATCAATATAAGAAAATTCTGTCAATTTCTCAACAGAAAACTCAGGATTATTTACGTCTATTTTAAAATCAAACATTTTAATTCCGTCATACATTACTCTATATTCATCTGAATAAGAGTACTCTTTATTGTTATCTGCAACCTTTTTAATTCTTTCAACGCAAGAACTGTCCCATTTAAAGTGGTGCACTTGAGTGAATACTTCTTTTATTGGAAATCTTTTTGGATGATCTTTACCCCAACTGTTTGTACCGTCTTTAAAAGAAGCATAATGTTGACCGGGAGTAACATCTTGATATCCTTTCATTAGAGTTACTTTATTAGGACAAGCTTTAGACATCGGATATCTAAAAAATCCAGCTAAAGGAAAAGCCCTATGTAAATCTGTCTCTCTCGTTACCTCAG